GTGTTGAATCGCTATCAAAAAAACGAGCCCCCCTTCTCAAATTGCAGTTACGACACAATAACCTCAAATTAGAATCCATATCGCTACCGCCGCGAGATTTTGGAATTATATGATCAATGTGCATTTGTCCTTCATCAAGCCCACACAATTGACACACCTGATCTCGTTGGATTATGCGTTTGCGTATCTCACGCCATCCTCTAGTTGATCCATTACTCCATGCTTTAGACATCAGTAATGACCCTTTATTTTCCAATAAGCCCAGGCATTACATGGCGTTGAATAACGCGCTTGAATGTATTTATATCCTAGATTTATTTGCTCATAAGGATCTGTTGTCTTTAGATTAAGTAGTTGTGGAATACCAGCTGCACTTGATCGTTTGTTTTTGGCTTTGTAATTCCAATTAGATTCTTTATTCCATAACAACTCTAAACATCTATATTCTTTAGCATCTACGACTAATGAATGAGCATAGAGTTTGAAGTGATCAATAGGTGTTGCGGAATATGTTTTTTCCACGCTGGTCAATTGCAATAGCAATAGACAAAGGAATCCCGTTAGTGAGCCGCGCGTGGAGATTTTGTGCTCCGCATCTCCAGCGGGCATTGGCGATACTACTGGGGCTGTCAATAGCCTAAGCATGCAAATCACTAGGCGTGTCGCCAACAAACTCAACACCCAGGTTTCCACAACCAGTGCATTCGAGCACCTTTAGCCCAGGTGGGAGAGTGTCGCCAACTATTCGCTCTAGCCCCTGGGTTTTGATTTTGCAGATTCGGCAGTTAAATGGATGCAGTGGCATAAACGCTCCTTGATAATGTTTCTACTGGTCGCAGGTTTATTTGGCTAACCCACCATGATTCAGACTTTGAATGTTTGAACCTCGGTTTTTTAGCTGCTAAAACTGGGATGTAACCAATGACCCGATAGTCAGGTGCAGTGCCAACACATAAGATCGCAATATCATCCTCACGATCATGATTAGCCACGATTAAATGACCATCAAGCCATTTAGTCCATTTGACTTCAATTCCAGTGCCAATGTCAGCCTCATGTTTGAATGAATTGATGGTTGGCATAAAATTAGATAGCCCTAAAGCCCTGGCAACGGCTATTTCAGCCCCCGTAGCATTGACATGCAACGCCATTTCATCAAAGTAGTTAGTGGGGGAGATGCTAGGGAAGCGGTGGGCGTAGTTGCCTAACTTGGCATTTTCTGCGCGTGCTAAACCAACCCTGGCTGCGATCATTTCCTCAGCCTGGGTCAGTTTTACCTGGATCATTTAGTTATGTGTTTCAGGTAGCAAATGCGACAAACATGAAATATGCGATCTACGATCTTGATCATGTCTATTCGATTAAATGGCTCAAAACATGAATCACAAATTTGAGCCTGGCGATCATTCAGCAATTCGCCTTCATTAGTAATGTGACCAGTCACGCCATTGCGTGTAAATGAGATTCCGCCCATTTCAATTCCAAATCGGCTTGCATTGATTTGTCTTTGATCCGCACACATAACCTGCGTAGGGTTTGCCAGTCTTGCCCACGCCTGCTTTTTCAAGCATGTAGCCATGTGCGCATTGTGGTTTTTCTGAATGTGTGACACCCTCATAAATCTCTTTTACCATCACATCCATTGATGCACCAACGGATGCAAATTCAGGATCAGGCACAATGCTTAGATTTACGCGATCCATTCGGTCTTTAGATTCGCGGGCAAATCCTTCGCTGAATTTACTTAATCCACCAGTATGTAATGCGCGACCAATTGAACTGGTGGATGCATTTTCACATGGAAACCGATTTGAACTGGATCTGATTTCCTCAGCAAAATCAGTTGCGTAGGGGAGCATGTCAGCTGCATCCCTGTATAAATCAGTTTGCACGATATAGCGTGTGCCATCCTGATAAACGATTTTCTGATCAATACGACCAGTTGGATTTAACATCCAAAATTGTTCAATGCGCTCGGCAACCGTAGAGTAATTTTCAAGCGGCATCATTTACCTGCTTAACAATTTGGCGTGATACTTGTAAGCCACGCGCAAATCCACGCCTTGATCCTTGTAGATCGCCGCGTTTATAGCCTTCTTTTACTCCGATCATGACACCAATAGCCATGCCAACTGCGCTGATTATCAGCGTTTGAAGTGTTGAACCCATCTGTATTGCTCCCGATCTGCTATGGTCAGACCAGGGATTAAACTCAATAATTTAGATTGTGGGCTTTCGCCGATAATCTAACTTGACATAATGTAGAGAGGCGGATTATCAAAACCCGCAAAAATCTACATTATTTGAGCAAAACCCCTTGTCTGACGCTTAATCAAATGCTTATCATTTGATGAGATTAGGTTAAACCTAGCCACTGACACTGGTCAAGGATTGACACGCGGGGACATGTTTTTGGGAGCATTCATGAACTCATCAGGGCGTATTCGGGCAACTACGGAAGTTAATTTCAAATCAACCATGCGAGCATTAGTCTTTGGTGATGACCCCAGGGTCATTAACCCAGGTGATTTACTTATTGAAATGAGTGCATCAGAACCAGGGGATCGGGATCAGGGCAATTGTCGTAAATTTGAAATTATCATCAATGGTCGCCAAATTGCTGGATTGCTGGAGCAGGTGACCAGGGCAGCTAATCTATACAACTTAAATTCTGAATGGTTAAGTAGCCCTATGACCACAATAATTGAACCCACTTATCAAAGCGTTCAAGCAAAATATGATGCTGATATGAAAGCACTTGATCTCCAACGCATTCGCAAACCCGCACCTAAATTGTCGGCTGCGCGTTAATCCTTAGCCAGTATTTTGTAAATTTCATCTACCCTGGCACTTAACACTCTAATTTCATCCCTCATTGATTTTCCAGAGTTGGGCAATAATTCAATCATAATGGATTTTGTAACCATTCTCATGACTGAATAGATTGCAGTGAGCAGCGCAATAACGCAACCGATCACCGCAACCCATTCATTTGTTGTCATTACTTGGCATTAACTCCAAATGATTTATCATCAGGATTGATCCAACGCAAAATGACCGGGGCTATTGCTGCAACGCCACCCATTGCCATTTGCTTGAATGTGCCACCTGCCATATAAACTGCTAATGCAGCTGCTAAATATGATCTTGACCAACTAGCCAATAATTCTTTAGCTTGTTTCATTTTCATATTAACCCGCTTTCTTTAGGTTTAGTTTTCCAATCAACTCAGCACATTTGGCTGGATTAAGTGAAATCTCGAAATGCATTTCATCAGGGCGTTTGAAATTACCACCCCAGGTCAATCCGTATTTTTTGCATAATGCCTGGATCAGCACCGATTGCATCGGCGTAAATGTGCCAGCATGACCCAATGGATGCTTTGTCGCATTCAAATCAATTGCAGTGCCACTAGAATGATTGCTCAATTTGTCTGATGACCCTCGGACATTCCTGAAACAATAACCCCAATCATCTAAGCCACCCACATCAATTGGCTCAATGTGTTGGTGAAACTCACTGGCAAATGTGACCAATAAAGGAGCGACTAATTCTGCGCACCTTAATTTGATCTTTGTGCCTGGCACAACAAATGAACTGATCCCGATCTCTTTAGGATCAGCGGATGCAGTCCATCCATTTTGGCTAATCAATTAAGTAATGCAGCCACTTCATCAGCACTTAAACCTAAGCCTGATAATTTAGCAATAGCAGATTGGCGTTTTTCAGCCTTATCGGATGCTAATTCCTCATCAGCCAGGCGTTGTTTCTCGTATTCAATAGCATCTGCCTCGCGTTGAGCAACCTCTTCGGCAGTTAATTCCACCTCTGTTTGCTCTCCAGTTTCGCAGTTGATTATTAGTTTAGTTGGCATTGTTTCTCCTTATGAGTTAGATATTCCGTATAGGTAAAAAGTTGAATTAATCATTAAATTGCTACCAATAGCAGGTGTTAAAGTAATACTTGATATTGCTGAACTATCAGACCACAATCCAGCAGTGAAAGCCGCATAAGCGTCAGAACTATTATTCTCCATAACAGTATCGGCACTATATGATTTGTAATTACTGCTAGCGTAATTAGGAATGTATATAGAAAAACTGGCAAAAGTATTTGAAGTTGCACTATCTCCATCTGCAATACCAGCAAATCTTGCAATTGCAGCGTTATCTATACCGCCACCACCTTGCCCAACAAGTATTTTGCTAGAAAATGAACTGGTGGAACTATTAAAAGTAAATAACATATTTTCGGCAATACCGCCCCTGCTTGTTCTTATTGAACATAACAAGTTTAAATCGGTATAAGTATTAGGTATTGAACTAAAAGTAACACTACTAACCGCACTACCCAAAGTCTTAGCCTCAATTAAAGTATATGTATTTGCCATTATGCCGCCAGTATTCCGTATAGGGTGAAGGTTGAACCTGAAGCAATATTTGAACCTACTGCTTGCAATTTAATTGAATTAATAGCACTTGTTGAACGCCATAAATCAACACCTGCTACTGCGGCTGTACCTGCATTAGATGACCGCCATAAAACAGTTTTATATGTTGTAGTGTTTGAATAGTTTTGAAAGTTAATTGTGTAATTTCCGTAATCTCCAGCATAACCCATATAACCAACGCCAACATTTGAGTTAATACCACTACCTGCCGCGCTTCCATTACCATATAAAAAAATGCGGCTATAATTAGTACCAGTATCAGAGTTTAATGTAAAACTTAAACCTGAATCTGCGGTGCCATTAAAGATTACAACAATATCTGTATAACTTCCGCTAATGCTTGAAAATGTAACAGAATTAGTTGAACTACTCAAAGTAGTTGTCGCTATCGGTGTATATGTTGAACCAGCGGGCATTGTTATGCTCCCTTAATTCCGTATAAGGCGAACTTGCTATATTCATTAAATAAAGTGCCATTGTGCGGAAATAAAGTTATTGCATTAACCGCACTTGTTGAATACCACGCATTTGATTCAATGCTTATTGTTCCGCCACCATTACCATCTAATCCTGTTAATGACCTGACTGTCTTATTTTTAGAAGTATTG